AAATAGTCGGGGGATTTTTGGAGGCGGCAGCGGCACTGTTAGGTTAAATGTGATTAATTATATTACAATAAGCTCGGCGGGGAATGCGGCAGATTTTGGAGATTTGCTTTCTGAGTTGAGTGATTTAGCCGCTTGCTCAAGCTCTAACGGTGGTGTTCAGTAAGCACCCAAAACAGGAGAACCCTTTTGTCTAACGATCTGATTATCGGCAACATCAACACTGCGCTGGCTGTAAAGAAGCCGGAATACAATCTGATGTTGAAAAACATTCAGGATCGTATGCCTGCTGTCGTGCGCGACACCAGCAACTTCCACAAGTCGCACAGCCAATTCATGAGCGTGACGCTGGATGTCACGGCCATCACGCCCATCCGGTCAATCAAGCACACGCTGGCCGAGATTGACCGCACCCGGTCTGCTCTGCAGGAAGCTTATATTGGCCTTCGCAAGAAGCAGAATGAACTCAAGAAGAAAGAGCGCGATCTGGCCCAGGCGGAAGATCCGCTGGACCGTGAGCTGCTTGAAATTGAGATCCTAGAGATCAACAGCCACATTGAGGGCACCCAGAACCACGTCAACGGCGCCATCCGGAAGATGAATTTCTTCGTCAACCAGCACAAGCAACTGCTTGAGAAGGTCGGCAAGGAAGAGATTACCGAGGAAGATTACGAGCGCGAAGAGGCCCGCTACCACATCATGACTTGCATGAAGCAGGCTCTCAGTGCCGCCCGTAGCCGCAATGGCATGATTGACGAGGGCAACCTGATCTACCTGTTTGACTTGGGCATCAACGCTGCCCAGGCGCAGGCTGAGATGTTTGCCTACCTCAGCATGGAGAACCAGCTGATCAGCGAGGGCAAGGCCCCCACGCATGAAATGACCATGCGGTGGCTGGAGGCTTGCGCGGACAAGTGGGCTGAAGATCCGGCTAAGTTTGCTGCCCGGCGCGGCTTCAGCGTGTTTGACCACACCAGCCTGACCAATGTGCCGCAGATCACGCAAGAGGCCGCCGAGTAATGCACCTCGTTATCGGCACCCCCTGCTATGGCGGCATGATGTGTACGGAATACGCGCAGTCGGTGTTGGCTTTGAAGGAAGCCTGCATGACGCACGGCATCAAGCTGACCTGCGTCTTTCTCGGCAATGAAAGCCTAATCCAGCGCGGCCGGAATACCATCGCCCACCATTTCTTGCAGATGGAAGATGCCACGCATCTGATGTTCATTGATGCCGACCAGAAGTTTGTCCCCAATGACATCGCCAAGATGATTAAGGCCGACAAGGGGATCATCGGCGGTGCTGTTCCAATGAAGGGGATCAACTGGAGCCGGGTGAAGATGGGAGCCATTCTCAATCACCCGGATCTCAGCAAACTGACGGGCATCTTCAATATCAACAAGCTGCCCGGCCACGAGATGGTCACGGCGGACATGCCGTTTCAGGTTAAGCATGTCGGCACCGGCTTTATGCTGATCCGCCGGGATGTGTTTGAAGATCTGAAAGACCATGTTGGCTGGTACAAGAATGGCGGTTCAAGCATTCACCCTGAAGACAAGGTTTATGACTTCTTCAAGGTTCAGAATGTGGACAATGAGTTGCTGTCTGAGGACTATAATTTCTGCCACATGTATCGCGAGAAGGGCGGCACGGTTTGGGTCGCCCCTTGGTGCGATCTGGGGCATTTTGGCGCGTATCTTTTCAGCGGGCAGTATGCCCAGACCGGAGGGTTAGAAGATGGCTCATCACTGCATTAAGTATCGGCTGGCGGCTGATGGCACAGTCCCCACGTTCCTTTGCCTCCATCCTGAAGGTGTTGGCGGTGTGTTTGTGGTGGGTGATCCTGCTACTCCTAGCCCTCGTGATATGGTGATGATCGGCCTGTCCGAGAACGACGACACGGGCGATGCTGAGGTGATCCCCACCCAGGCTGACTTGGAAGCCTATCTAACGGCGGTGGGGGCGGATTGGTCCGTGCCTGATCCGGCCAATCCGGGCGATCCGGCCGCGACCGTGCCGTTTGATCCGGTGGCTGCCGCGCAGTGGGTCTGGGACCGTAAAGTGGCGCTTGACGCGGCTGGCTGATGGAACTGCCCAAGCTCACGCCCATTGTTCAGTTTGCCACAGCCAGCTTTGCGCTGGTTGTCGGCGGCTACACGGCCGGCGAGAAGTTTGGCTGGTTCAAGAATGAGATCATCGCCTGGGCGCCGGAGCATTTCAGGATTGAGCCGGCCAAGATTGGCCAGCCTGTTACGGTAACGGTGGCCAGGATCAAGAAGCGCGACGATTGCTCGGTTGAGGGCTTTGAGGTGACGGTCAGGGACGGCGGCGGGGTTATTCATCAGGCCGCGCCGAGTATGACCCGGTTTACCGGCCCGGCTGGTCCGGAGATAGACACGTTTACCTATCTTCTGACGATCAACGATAAGGATGCTATCAATCCTGGCCGGGCAACGCTGTTGGCGACCATCAAGTACAAATGCCCAGAGGGTGAGCGGACGGTGACCTATCCGCGGCACCAGAACCTCACCTTCATGCTGGAGAAATAGGATGGAGCAGCTTCTCAATTTGGTCCGCACGGTGGCACCGAGCATCGCCAGCGCGGTGGGTGGCCCTTTGGCTGGCATGGCTACCAAGGCCATCTCTGAGGCCCTCTTGGGCAAGCCAGACGGGTCTGAGGAGGAGTTGCTCCAGGCTGCAGCCAAGGCCAGCCCTGAGCAGTTGCTGGCGCTAAAGAAGGCGGAGAACGATTTCGCCTTGCAGATGCGCGAGCTGGACATTGATCTGGAGCGGATTGCCAGCGAGGACCGCGACAGCGCCCGCAATCGGGAAATCAAGACCAAAGACTGGACCCCCAAGATCCTGGCCGGCGGCATTACTGTCGGGTATTTCGGGGTGCTGTTCTACATGCTGACGCATGGCCTACCGACCACGGGCGGGTCTGAAGCCATGCTCGTGATGCTGGGGACGCTGGGCACTGCCTTTGGTGGTGTCATGGCCTACTATTTTGGCAGCAGCGCCGGCAGTAAGGAAAAGACCGAGGCGCTGAACAGGATGAACCACAAATGAAGGATATGTTCCCCCAGGCCCTAAAGATGGTGCTGCATCATGAGGGGGGCTGGGCTGACCATCCGGCTGATCCTGGCGGCGCCACCATGAAGGGTGTGACGCTAGCAACCTTCAGCAAGCATTTGGGCCGCCCGGCTTCCAAGGATGAGTTGCGGGCGATCAAGGACGAGCATCTACATGAAATCTACAAGAAGGGCTATTGGGACAAGGCTTCTTGTGATGCGATGCCGGCTGGTGTTGATCTTGTCGTGTTTGACATGGCGGTAAATGGCGGCCCAGGCCGGGCGGCCAAGCTGTTGCAGCAGGTGGTGGGGGTTACGCCGGATGGCGGGATTGGCCCCATGACTTTGGCGGCGGTGGCCGGCAAGCCTGCGGCTGATACCATTGTGGGCTTCTCCAATGCCCGGCGGGAGTTCTATCGGTCCCTGCCGACCTTTGCCACGTTTGGGAAGGGCTGGCTGCGCCGGGTGGACGAGGTTGAGGCCGAGGCGTTGAAAATGGCCAATGCTTGAAATGGCTTGATTGTTTTGATTGGCAAGAGGTATATTTACCCCGGCGCAGGCTGAACCAGCGGCGGAAAAACTTCCGGAGCGCGCATGTCGTACACTATGACCTACGATAGCCTGCTAGTGGATATCCGGCGCTATCTTGAGCGCGGCTTCACGGCTGAGAGCGATCAGATCGTTTATGAGCAGCTGCCGCGGTTGATCACGCTGGCGCAGCGCCGAATTGCGCGTGAATTGAAGATCCAGGGCTTCATCCGCCCGGTGCAGACCAATTTGCAGATCGGGGTGGCGGTCTATCCCAAGCCAGATAGGTGGCGCGACACCATCAGCATGACGGTGGATGGCTCGCCCATCTTTGCTCGGTCATACGAGTATCTGCGAAGTTATTGGCCGAATGAGGCTACGACTGGCGCCCCGCAATTCTATGCGGATTATGATTTCCAGCATTGGCTAATTGCTCCCACGCCAAGTGCCGTGGGTGTTTTGGAGGTCATGTATTATGAGCAGCCCGCGTTGCTTGGCGATGACTTGCAGACGAATTGGCTGACCGAATATGCGCCGGATCTTCTTCTCTATGCCACGCTGTTGGAGGCTACTCCATTCCTCAAGAGCGATGAGCGGATACAGGTTTGGCAGGCAATGTATGATCGTGCGGCGCAGGCGCTGACGGGCGAGGACATGAAGCGCATTATGGACCGCAGCGCCGCGAGGAGTGAAGCATGACCATTTATCAGGATGTTTTTGGCGGCGCGACGATCTACCCGAGTGAGATCAGTTACAGCGCGATTTCGCTGACGGCAGATATCACGCTCAGCTGGCCGGAGGAGACTTCTGCCAGCGAGAATTTGGCGACCAAGATCATTGATGTCACGCCTTCAACGTCTGGCCTGAGCATTCTTCTGCCGCCGGCGAACAGGACGGGCGTTGGCAATACGATCCTGTTCAATAACCGCGGCGCCGAGACTTTCACGGTTAAGAACAATGTAGGCACGCAGGTTGTTACGGTTGCTCCTGGCACGCTCTGGCAGGTTTATCTGGCGGCCAACAGCAATGCGGCCGGCACTTGGCGGTCTTTGCAGTATGGTGCGGCGACTTCCACGGCCAATGCCAGTGCCTTGGCTGGCACGGGGATTGTGGCGGTTGGTACGCTGCTTAGCCAGTCTGTGCCGGTCACGAGCTTCAACAGCAACTACACGGCGGGCGTTACTGACCGCGCCAAGATGTTCAATTGGACTTCTGCCGGCGGCACGTTCACGCTGCCTGACCCGACAGTGGTGGGCGATAACTGGTTTGTGTATTTGCGGAACAGCGGCACGGGCGCGATTGTCGCGGATCCTCCTGGCCTGATTACGATTGACGGCGCTTTGTCGTTGTCTTTCCAGCCGGGGGAGTCGGCCATCATTGTTTCAGATGGCGCCAACTTCCACACAATTGGCTTTGGTCAATCGGCCACCTTTGCGTTTGACTACACGGTTATCAACATTCCCGGCACTGGCACTTACACGCTGACTGGATCTGAGCTTAATCGTGTTGCTTATCGGTTCACCGGGATTTTGACGGGCAATCGGACTGTTGTGGTGCCGGCAACGGTGCAGCAGTATTGGATTGATAACCAGACGACTGGCGCCTACACGCTTACGATTGACCCTTCAGGCCCCGGCACGAGTTTCACTGTTGGTCAGGGCCAGCGTGTCATTCTGTATTGCGATGGCACAGACGTTTTGAATGCCACCACGCAGGGTATTTCGGTGCCGTTGACGATTGCCGAGGGTGGCACGGGAGCGACTACTGCTGGCGCTGCGTTGATCAATTTGGGTGGCACGGCGACTGGTATTGCCTTGTTTACTGCTGTTGATCAGCCTGCGGCTTGGGCTGCCTTGGGTGTTGCTCAGGCTGGCAATGTGAATGGCGGTACGTTCTGATGCCAGTAACGACTGCCGTCCTTCGCTCTCAGCCGGGTATTAAGCGCGATGGTACGCGCTTTGAGGGCGATAACTACGTTGACGGGCAGTGGGTGCGTTGGCAGCGCGGATTGCCGCGCAAGATGGGCGGCTATCGTGCAACGCAGAAATATCTGCAAGAAATCAGCCGTGGCTTTTCAACATTCACGCAGATGAATTTTGTCTACTGCCATTCGGGCAGCGACAATTACCTTGAGCGCTTCACGATTGACAGCACGGCCAATAGTTCAATTGTGACTGACCGGACGCCGGTGAGTGCTGCGGCTACTGCGACTGTTACGCTGACGGGTGGCGCTGCTGGTTCTGTTGATACGATCACGGTTGACGGCGTGAATATCATGTCGGGCTCTGTGGCGTTCACGACAGACTTGGCGACCACGGCGGCTGCCGTTGCCTCAAATATCAACTCTCATACGTCTTCGCCCGAGTACACGGCTGCGGCTGTTGGTGCGGTGATTACGATTAGCGCGGCCAGTTCGGCTGGCTCGGATCCGAATGGCTTTGTGGTGTTGGTGACGGCAACAACCATTACTTACACCAAGACCAATATGTCTGGCGGGTCTTTTGCTTATGTTTCTTCGCCAGAAAATATGTGGATGTTTGACTATCAATATGATTCTTCCTCCAACCAGAATTATCTGATTGCTCATGCGGCGCCCAATTTGGATTGCATTTGCAATGACCAGGGTGGTCA